AAGATGTCAGTGATGACGTTACCTTGGGGCTTCTGTGAAAAGAACAGGTCCATGCCATAGTAGATGTCCTTGAGGATCGTCGAGTTGTCCATAGCCGAGAGGCCTTGGAGCAGGGTGTTCTTCTGGTTAACGGATTGGTCGTATGCAAACTCATCCATACGTGTATCTTGGGTGGCCTCGATACGAGCGCGGCGCAAGGCCGTAGTACCGGCGACCATATCAACCACTCCACCAGTCAAGCCAGAGGCAGCACCGGCGGCAGCTTGTGCCCCGGCCTGCTCAGCAAACGCGATCTGGTCGTCGAAGCTATCCTCGATCTGCCCATCACGGGCACGCAGGTAGTTGATAGAGTTGGCCTCCATGACAGAAGCCGTATCCTCCACGATACGCTTGTTGCCCTCAGCCTGATTGAAACGAGCCAGCCCTGCGCGGGCAGCAGCAGACTCGTTACGGGCAGAGCGCATGAGGTTGGAAGCATAGACCTCAGACTCGCGGATCGTGTTCTGAGCACGGGTAGCACTACGGGCGGCTGAGCCAGCGCCCAAGCCGCTTAGGGCATTCATGCCGAACATGATGAGAGAAGGGTCCATGTGACCTCCTTAAAAGCGTTGAACTCTGTTAAAGAACTGGCCCACCCACTCCATCGCGGTTAGCGTGAAAGGGTACCAGCGGCGTGCTGCAATACGCAGCGTGTACTGTCGAGTCTCCCGCCCAATGGGGATGTTGACCTGACCATCGGAGATAGGCTCAATGCCGATCAAGTTGTTAGGCGCACCCATGATGCGGCCATTGAACTCAACCGTGCTGACAACCTGCTCCCGGTAGGTCAGCGTCCATGCCATGCCGATGGACTTGCGGAAAGCCACGATCAACTTAGTCACGGTCAGTCGGCCTGACAGGATAGCCTTGTCCTTACCGTCCCGCATGTACGGGTTGGTAGGTTCAAAGTATGCTTCCTGCAAAGCGCCTGCTGTCAGCCCCGGTTCGCCAGGGTAGTTGGTCATCAGGGCGGGCACGTTCGGAAGCACTGTGCCGGTGAATCTGCGGGCGCTGGTGCTGTCGAAAGCTGCGGCGAAGGCGTCACTCCCTGCCGTGGTCAGCGACCCCGCACCGGCTGCTACAGAGGCCCACGGGCGGTTGCTGTCGAGGTACGGTTTCAGGCTCAGGCCGGTGGTGGTCGGGCAGCTATCGGCTACCACGTACACACCACCCGCGCCGACACGCAGCGTAAAGGCGATCAGGCCATCGGTCACAGGGCTGAAGCCAATGACATCACCCAGCGAGGGGTTGAAGTCCCACCGTGACCATGAGTCCATCTTGCGGCCATCGGGCTTGTCCAGATACGCAAAGGTGTAGAGGCTGTTAGGCGACCCATCAGTACGAAGGAACAACATTGACGGAGCGCCGGTAGTCACAGTCATTTCGATAGTCCCGCCGAGCAGGTAGCTATCAATCTGGCTAGAGGCCGGGAAAGACTCAGGACTATTCTCGGTTTGGCCGGGCTGAATCTGGTAGAGCCCACTGAACTTCTCACCGCGCTTGGTGTAGAAGATGAAGCCACCAGCAGCCACGGGCTTAGCGTCAGCAGCATCCTCGTAGCTGGCCATCACCGCCATGTTGGCAGAGGTTGGGGTCAGCGCTACGTCACCGCGAATCGTGTATTGCCGCTTCTTGCCGAAGATCACAAGGTCTTGGTCGTAGAGCGTACTCTCACGCAACTCGTCATCCTCGCTACCTTGCGGCAGCATTTCAAACGGGTCGTCGTTAGGCAGGGTCAGCACAGTGCTGCGGTAGAAGTTCAGGTAGTCGTCGATCTTGCTGACCGCCATTACGCCACCGCTGCCCACAAGCAGGCGAGACTGGAATGTACCTAGGTACGTCACAACCCGGCCAACGAAGAACGGCTGCGGAGAGCTATCGTCGTCGCCTGCCTCACTCACCGGGAGAGTAGGAGCAGGGCCAGCGATGATCGCGTCGAGCAGCGTAGCGTTACTGGCGATGTAGGCGTTAGCGCCGCTGATCGTGAAGTAGTAGAAGCCGCCTGTAATGGATTGCTCCAAGCCAGCAGCCTCAGCCCAAGTCACCTCAGTAAAGCCGCTAGTCACAGCCTTGTCTTTGGCGATGGCCTTCAGGTAGTAGGCCGAGTCTCCGCCACGCGGGCGGACCTTGACAACCTTACCAACCTTGTGGATGGTAGACACTTGGGAAGCGTCACCAATCTCGTCGGCCACCCCGCGCATCAGGGAGCCATCACCACCGTCATCGACCACCACAGACTTGACGTTAGTCAGCGTGATGTGTGAGCCGATGCGGACAGCAGTGAAGCCAGCAGAAGCAAGCGCAGTACGAAGCTGCTCAGCGATGGCGCTAGGTTGGATGGCTGCGGAGGCAGTACCGATCCACTGCGTAACAGCAGCGTTGTATTCGTTAACCCGGTCGTTCACCTTCTTGGTGTAATCCGGGTCAGCAGTGGCAATGTCCGAGGTATCGAGCACACCTTGGAAGCTGGAGCTAGGCGTGGTGTAGGACACCGTGAACCGAGCGTTGTCAGTACGGGTAACCGTGACCTCGTAGCTACGGCTGTATGCACCGCCTCGTACCCAAATCACAGTGTCGTTAATGGATGCGGTCCAGCGGTCCACGGTGGAGCCAGCGATGGCCTTAGACCGGGCGCACATGAACACGTACTTACCGATGCTGGTAAGGGCACTGATGCCACCAGACTCAAGCAGGTCGAGGTCAGCGTCAGTGACGTTGCGGTTCAGGGTCAGGAATGTCTTAGCCGTCTTGTTGTAGACGAACATAACAGGCAGCGGGTTAGCGCTGACCGGGCGGGCCTGTGTGCGGTAGAGCAACACGTACTCATTGCCACCAGCATCGAAGTCATAGCTGCGCCAGTTCTTCACATCGGCGCGGTAAGCCTCATACTGTGCGGCGCTTAGTGTAGGACGAAGCTGCTCAGCTAGAAAGACCGAGCCGTGGCGGCGGGTAAGGCCGTTCACCGGGTCAGACAGCAGGTTAACCTGTTCGCCGTGCTGGCCTTCAGCGCGGTCCTGTGGGACTTGCTGGCTCACCCCGCGCAGGAGTGAGGCGTAGCTGTTAGCAGCTTTCATGGGAATCCTTATCGACCGATGTAACGGCGGGCGGCGTTGGTGACTGACTTGATACGGGACAACGTAGAGTTGCTGTGGCGGAAGTTGACTGCCGCTTGGCGAATCTGCTCAGCACGGGCGTCAATACGAGCAACCTTCCAGTTCTCGGTAAGCTCAGCACGCTTGCTGTTATCAGCATCAAAGTTGGATTGGAAGCGCAGCACTGCCTGAGCAGCGATGAACTCGTTGAGCACAAGGGGCAGTTCCTCGAAAGGCACCAACCGCACAAGCTCGCCGGTTACTTCCTCGGTGATCTGGTAGCTACCTTCGCGGGTGTCATATAGACGGTTGCCACGTTGGATGATCCAAGGCTTGGCCATGCTACGCACTAGCTTGTCGCTTGAGCGCGTACCGCTTTGCCACTTGAGGGCATCGCCGGGTAGCTGAATCTGTCCGTTAGGGCCGGGCACGTAGGTAGCTGCCTCAAGGTTGCACCACCAGCCTACAGCTTGGATGCTTTTGTTGGCTCGGCTCAGCGCACGTTGGGCACTGGCCTTGAACTCATGAGGTTCGGTCAGCGTGTTCAGGGGAGTCTCGCCCATAGTGGCAAGGCAATCATTCACGACTTCGAGGGTTGTAGCCATGCGGCCTCCAAAATGGAAAAAAACCCCTTCCGATTAGGAAGGGGAATAGGAGAAGACTAACACACAAGGCCCCTCCTTTCGGAAGGGCCAAGGGTCTTAGGCCTGATTAGGGCTTCAGGATCGAGCCAGCAAACTCGGCGCGGTTAGGCGTCACGTTGTAGGCCATGTGGGCATCCACAAACCACTGCTTGGTAACCTTATCCCAGAACACGTCAGTGACGAGAGGGATGGTTTCACCGGCGAGCAGAGCACGCGGCGAGAAGGCAGTAGCAACCACCTTGCTGTAGTCACCGTCGAACGCAGCACCCAACAGGTGGGAAGCGATGACAGAGCCAGCGGGGTAGTTCACGCTCGACACCACAGGGACACCGTAGGCGCGGAGCAGTTTGCCCTGCACGCTGTTGCCCTCAGAACTGAGGTACGTTCCATCGATCAACTGCTCATTCTGGAGCAGGGTGTAGAACTCAGCGGGGCGCAGAGCCAACATCACATCGTCGGTACGCGGATCAACGTCTTTCTCTTCCATTTTCACGAAGAGGTTAGCGACGGCTGCGTACAGCTTGGCTGGGTCGAGCGAATCACCAGCAGCGGCGAGCACTTGCGTCGAGCCACCGAAGTGACCAGCAGGCTTACCAGCAGCGCCAGCACCACGGTAGGTGGAGTCAGCCAGCAACGAGGCTTTGATAGCCTGAATGAAGAACGACTGGTCCGTGAACTTGGCGATCTTCTTGCCATGCTCCATACCGATTTCCTTGCGGGCATCGTAGGAGGTCTGGAAGGTTTCCAGCAAAGGCAGAACGGCACGCGCCAGAATCACGGTGTCAACCGTAAGGATTCGCTTGGCGAAGTCCGTGGTCGTACCGTCGATAGGCGCACCGGGAGTGGCCTTCTGGAGAGTCGATTCACCCACCGCGAAGTTGGTGATGGTCGAGGTGCCCTTAACGGGGCGAATGGGGATCATGCCTTTGAGGGCAGACTTTCGCATGATCGTGGATTCCACGACGCCGGTGAACTCTTCCAGATGCAGGGCCGAGATAGAGCCTGCGCTGTTGGATTGACCGGGGCGAACAATGTTATAGCTGTCGTCAAGTGCCATGTGGCGCTCCTAAAGGTTGACGGTTGAAATGCCCGCCTAACCGTCAGAATTGACGACAAGGTACGGGCGGGCTTTGTGTAGTATAGGTACTGAATGAACAGCACCTATTGCCATCAGCCTCGGAAGGCTTGGCGTCGGGCTTGGAGCTTGGCGTATTCCGGGGAGCCTTCGAGTCGGCCACCCAGCTTGCCATTCAGCTTGGCAACTTCGATGCCATACTCACGGGGGCTGAGCGGAGCGTTAGCGCCTT